AAAGAGGATAGCTCTATTAATGCCCTTAGAATGGCTACAATGGAGTTGGTAGCAAATCAGAGATTGGTGATGCAAGCAGGGCAGATGACTGCTGGTAGTATTGCTGGTTCCAAGCTACAATTGATTAATGAAGACATAATTGATGGGGAATTAAGTAATGGCTGATAAATATGGTACTAAAGATATGTTTTCTAATGCACTCAAGGAAGAGGGTGTATCTAGTAAATTAGCTGATATTGCTTGGGCTATTTATGGTGCAGAGTCTGGTGGTGGTGGAACAAAGACATCTGTGTCTGGTGCTCGAGGTGGAATGCAAATAATGCCTGATACATTTAAGAGTGTTGCTGATAAAGATTGGAATATTGATAACCCAGAACATAATGCACGAGCAGGTATTAGATATTTAAAACAGATGCATGAAAGAGCAGACGGTGATATTGGTTTAACTGCGGCTGGATATAATGGTGGACCTGGTGCTATTGCTGCTGCTAAACAGGGGAAAGGGTTATATGTTAAGGGGCATCCTGAATATGGATCAACACTTGATTATGCTGAGAATATTAAAAAGCGTATTGGTGAAACTGCTAATGTAATTGAGACTAAAGATGCACCTATTGTTGAAGCTAAGGTTGCTCCTGTCCCTGTAGTTACTTCACCTGGTTTGGCGTTAGCGGCGAAGCCAGCTCCTGCTGTAAATACTACTGTTGCACAAGCACCTGTTATAAAAGAGGCACCTGTAGCAGTTGTAGCTGCACCAGTAGTTAAAGATGCACCAGCACAAGTAGTAGTAGCAGTTCCTGTAGAAAAAGCAGTTAATCCTATGGCGGAAATGCAGGCAGCAGATCCTGTTACACCTGAAGCACTTCAATATGCTCAAGCAGTTGTGCCTAAGCAACCTAATCTCTATGAGATGATGGATGCATATGGTGCAGAAAGTCCTGTGGCGACTGTCACACCTATGAGGTCACTACAGCAAATGGCACAGCTACAACAAAGTCAGAATATCAGAAAGGCAGCAGCAGCAGCTAATTTGGGAGAAGGACTTGTTCCTGTAGACACACGTGTTGCAGGCACTAATGAACAACTTGTTCAGATTCAGCAGGATAATAGACCTATGGCAACGTTTAATAATATCTTGGCTAACCAACGTGCGGAAGCAATGAATTATGGATAATGAGTTACATAAAAAAGTTGAAGATTATTTAAATGAATTAGATTATTCAGATAATCCAGACTATGTGCCTAGTGAGTTTGCTCTGGAATTTGTCACCTTTATTAAGTTAGTAAATGGTGGGCAAGGGGAAGAGAATCTTACACCTGTTGTACATTATAAAATGTTGGACACGTTGACTAATAACGGGAAGTTGGTTATTAATTTATGTCATCGTGGTATGGGTAAAACTGTAATTATGGGTGAATACCTATTTTTATACTTAGGGGTGTATGGTCATTTACCTGGATTTGGTAAAGTAGATGTTGCACTTTATGTGTCTGACTCTATTGAAAATGGTGTTAAGAATATGAGAAAGAATCTACAGTTTAGATATGATAACTCAGCATTCTTAAAGCAATATATCCCTGAGGCTAAATTTACCGATATTAGGTGGGAATTCATTAATGCAGATGGCAATGTATTTATTGTTAAAGGGTATGGTGCACAGACTGGTGTTCGTGGTGCAAAGGAAATGGGTAAACGACCCCAGTTAGCAGTGCTTGATGATCTTATTAGTGATGAAGATGCTAGGTCTGCTACAGTTATTGCATCAGTAGAGGATACAGTTTATAAAGCAGTAACATATGCTTTGCATCCATCTAATAATATGATTATCTGGAGTGGTACACCCTTTAATGCTAAAGACCCTTTGTATAAGGCAGTTGAGTCGGGTGCATGGGAAGTAAACGTATTTCCAGTATGTGAGGCATTTCCATGTACGAAAGAGGACTTTAGAGGAAGTTGGGAAGATAGATTCACGTTTGAATATGTTAAAGATAAACACATGAAGGCATTACAACTTGGAAAGGTTGATACATTCAACCAAGAGTTAATGCTACGTATTATGTCTGATGAGGATCGTATGATTCAGGATGGTGATATCGGGTGGTATAAGATTGACTCAGTTATTAGAAATAAAAATAAGTTTAATTTCTATATTACTACCGATTTTGCTACATCTGAGAAGGATAAGGCAGACTTTAGTGTCATATCTGTATGGGCATATAATAATGTAGGCGACTGGCTTTGGGTAGATGGTATATGCAAGCGTCAGTTAATGGATAAAAACATTGATGATTTATTCAGACTGGCTCAGATATATAAACCACAATCCGTAGGTGTAGAGGTATCTGGTCAACAGGGTGGGTTTATTCAATGGATTCAGGGACAAATGTTAGAACGTAATATATACTTCCCTTTAGCGAGTGAAGGTAATGACTCTAAAGCAGGAATACGACCTAATACTAATAAACTGGTTCGATTTAATACTGTTGTACCCTGGTTTAAAGCACGTAAAATGTTTTTCCCTATTGAACGTAAAACAGAGCCTCCTATGATAGAAGCAATGAATGAACTTAGTTTAGTTGCAGTAGGAGGAATGCGTAGTAAACATGATGATTTTCTTGATACTATATCCATGTTATGTGCATTAAATCCTTGGAAACCTTCTGAAGAGGCGGAGCTACATGAAAGTCCGAAAAAAGATGGAATGTGGGACATTGATGAAGACGACGGTCCTATAGATAGAATGGCTTCATACATCGTATAATACTTATTTCGAGAGAAACATATGAAATTACAAGAAATATTTGATCTTCTAACTTTTGGTGAGTTAGCTCAGTTAAGTATTGGTGGAGGTGAAGCAGGAGTTATTAATGATGTTAATATGGCTAAGATTCTTCCTCACATTAATTTAGGGCTTACATCCTTATATAAACGGTTTAATTTAAAAACCTCATCTTTAGTAGTACCTTTAGTTGTAGGACAGGAGATATATCCTATTATCCAAGAGGATTTATTAAAAATCCTTGAAGTATATGCTCCTACCACTGAAGAAGTTTCATTAAATGATCCTACGAATACATTTGGATGTTTCACACTTAGTACTAATACCTTATTAGTTAGTAAATTTTTAACTAATACTCGTGCATATCAGTATTTAACAATAGTCTATAAAGCAAATCATCCTAAACTACAGGCAGATGATGGGTATGTAGATGTTGATACACTGCTTATAGAGTTACCTGATTCATATATTGAACCACTCCTATACTTTGTAGCAGCAAGACTCTTATCTTCTACTGGTTCAGGACAATTTGAAGGACTAGCAACCATGCAGTATATGCAAAAGTATGAAAATGCTTGTCAACAGCTTACAAATTGGAATCCACAGGCTGAATCTTCAAGAGAAGAATCACGAATTAGAACAGGAGGATGGGCATAAACATGAAGAATCAGAATGATATAGAAGAAAAAGATATCGTATTACCAGAACACTGGACTAAACCTCCAACGCTAAGAGAATTAAAGCAGGATCAGCAAGAAGCAAGGGCAATCCATATAGGCAGAGTAGAGAAAATATCTACTTGGCTTGATAATATGAATATGACAGGGAAGAATATCCTTAAAACACCTGGAAACCAGTCATCTATTCAACCTAAACTAATTAGAAAACAAGCAGAGTGGCGATATGCTGCATTAAGTGAACCATTTCTATCTACGGTAGATGTATTTAATGTTAATCCTGTTACATGGGAAGATAAAGAAGCTGCTCGTCAAAATGAATTACTTTTAAATTATCAATTAAATACCCAATTAGATAAAACCCGATTTATTGATGAATACATTAGAACTGCGGTAGATGAAGGCACTGTAATTGTACAGCTTGGATGGGAATTCCAAGAAGAGACATATACTGAAGAGGTTCCTGATATTGAGTTTAGAGTTAATCCTGAATTGGCTGAGTTACATCAGGAATTGATGCAAATGCAGCAGATGTCACCTAGTCAATATAATACAGATGTCCCTGAAGAGCTTAAACAGGCACATGAGATGTCTATGCAGTCAGGACAACCTATTGAGCCAGTAGATTTAGGTACTTTTACTGTACAAGAGAAAGTAAGAACCTTGGTTAATAGGCCTACAATAGAGGTATGTGATTTTCGAAATATTATGATCGATCCCACAGCTCAAGGTGATTTAGAGAAAGCCAACTTTATTATTAAAAGCTATGAGACTAGCAAATACTTACTTAAGAAGGATGGTAAGAAGTACCAGAATATTGATAAAATTAATATAGACAGTTCATCTGTACTGGCTTCACCAGATCATAGTGCAAAATTAGCAGAACAGAATTTTAATTTTAAAGATGATGCTAGAAAGAAATTTGTGGTGTACCAATACTGGGGTAAAGTGGATATTGACGGAAGTAATAATGTCGTATCAATTGTCGCAGAGTGGGTAGGGGACGTATTGATCCGTATGGAAGAATCCCCATTTCCAGATAAGAAATTACCGTTCATAATGGAGCATTATCTTCCTGTTCGTAAAGATAATTATGGTGAACCTGATGGTGCCTTATTAGAAGACAATCAGAAAGTAATTGGTGCAGTAACTAGGGGTATGATTGATATTCTAGGTAAATCTGCTAATGGACAGACAGGTATTCGCAAGGATATGTTAGATTCTGTTAACAGAAAGAAATTTGAATCTGGTAAGGATTATGAATTTAACTCAAATGTAGACCCTAGACAGGGTGTATATATGCATGTGTTTCCTGAAATTCCTAATTCTGCTCAATTTATGCTTCAGTTACAGAATATGGAAGCTGAATCTCTTACAGGTGTTAAATCATTCAGCCAAGGTGTATCTGGTGCGAGTTTAGGTGACGTAGCAAGTGGTATTAGGGGAGCATTAGATGCTGCATCAAAACGTGAGTTAGGGATATTACGTAGACTATCGAATGGTATAGTTAAAATTGGTAGAAAACTAATCTCCATGAACGCTGTATTTTTATCTGAAGAGGAGATTGTAAGAGTAACTAATGAACAGTTTATTAAAATCAGACGAGATGATCTTCCGGGTAATTTTGATCTGTCGTTATCTATTTCAACAGCTGAAGAAGATAACAATAAAGCAGAACAATTAGCATTTATGCTTCAAACAGTGGGTCCTAATATGGATCCAGAGCTATCTAAGATAATCTTGAGTGACATAGCCAGACTTCGTAAGATGCCTGACTTAGCACAGAAGATCATTAGCTTCCAACCACAGCCTGATCCATTCCAAGAACAGATGAAACAACTAGAGATGGCTAAACTACAGGCAGATATCGCACTTCTTGAATCTAAGACACAAGAAAATTATGCAGACATCCAACTACGTGGGGCTAAATCTGGAACTGAAGCAGCTAAACAACAACACCTTAAATCAGACACAGATCTTAAGAACCTTAACTTCTTGGAACAAGAATCAGGTGTTACACAGAAACGTGAAAAAGAATTACATGGCCTGAAAGCACAAGCAGATGGTGCTATGCAACAACAAGACCTAGCTTATAAAGAGTCTAAAGATACGAAAGACTTCTTAAAAAGTTATTTGACCACAAAGGCTAAAGGCTGATATAAGATAGCCTTTATACAATATTAACC